AAACTGGGGTGACCAAAAATGGAGAACCAAAAGTGGAAAACCGTCTAGTAAAACAGGTGAGCGATACCTTCCAGAAGCTGCGATCAAAAGTCTCAGCCCTGCTGAGTACGCTGCGACAACGCGTGCGAAACGCGCTGGCAAAAAAGCCGGAAAACAATTCGTAGCACAGCCCAAAGGCATAGCAAAGAAAACAGCAGGATTTAGATAATGGCAAACACATCCGGCGCATATGGCTTTAACCTTGACCTCACCGAGTTGGTCGAGGAGGCGTTTGAACGCGCTGGTAGTGAACTGCGCACTGGATATGACCTGCGTACCGCACGTCGTAGTCTCAACATTATGTTTGCTGATTGGGCAAACCGTGGCATCAATATGTGGACTATTGAGACAGGGTCTATTAATCTAGTTCAGGGGCAAAACACGTATCCATTACCAAACGACACGATTGACCTTCTTGAGCATTTGATTCGTACCGATGCAAACAGCACGTCTAACCAAGCCGACCTGACAATCACGCGGATTAGCGTTTCTACCTACGCTACGATCCCTAACAAGTTAACTCAAGCCAGACCTATTCAGGTTTGGATTCAGCGCTACAACGGGCAGGCTAGCCCCATTTCTGCCACGTTGACTACAACCATCACAAGTACATCAGACACAATCGTGTTGAGTGATGTTACGGGTTTACCCGCAGCAGGGTTTATAAAGATTGATGATGAGATTATCAACTATGGGTATATCACCCAGAACGCAAACGCTGTTAGTGGCACTCTATCTAGTTGTTTCCGTGGTCAGCAAAACACGATTGCTGTAGGGCATACGGCTGCGGCTACTGTGTATTGGCAACAAGTGCCAGCGATAACTGTTTGGCCTACCCCTGATAACGTACAACCGTACACATTTGTTTACTGGCGTCTACGCCGTACGCAAGACGCTGGTGGTGGTGTGAACATCATGGACGTACCGTTTAGATTTATCCCATGTATGGCGGCTGGTCTGTCGTACTACATCGCTGGCAAAGTACCGCAAGGTATGGAGCGTATTGGCATGTTGAAGCAACAGTATGACGAGGCATGGGAACTGGCAGCATATGAGGATCACGAGAAAGCAGCATTGCGTTTGGTTCCTAGACAGACCTACATCGGGAGGTAGTCATGGGTAATCGTTTTGCTTCGGGCAAGAATGCGATTTCGGAGTGTGATCGCTGTGGTCAGCGGTTTAAGTTGAAGGTTCTGAAGACTGAGATTATCAAGTTAAAGAATTACAACTTGTTGGTGTGCCCAGAGTGCTGGGACCCAGACCATCCGCAGTTGCAGTTGGGTATGTTCCCTGTGGACGACCCACAGGCTTTGAGAAATCCCCGTCCTGACAGGAGCTATGTAGTTTCTGGTTTGTTAGCGGACGGTGAGTCAGGTGGTGGTAGCAGAATATTTCAATGGGGATGGAATCCTGTTGGTGGGTCAAGTAGTTTTGATGCGGCGTTGACACCAAATAATTTGAATTTGGTTGTACAACTTGGTACAGTAACGGTAGCAACAACTTAGGAGTTGAAAATGGACAAGAAAGACTTAAAGCAAGACAAGAAAATGATCGCAGGTGCCGTGCACAAGCACGAGAAAAAACTGCACCCCGGCAAGCCAATGACCAAGTTGGCTAAAGGTGGCAAGACCAATGACATGATGAAACAGTACGGGCGGGGCATGGCAAAAGTCGTGAACCAGCGCGGCGCAGCAAGGGGCAAATAATGGCGTTCAGCAAAAAAATGATGGGTAAAGAAGTTGGTGATGCCAGCGTCTACGCTCAGCCACACGACATGTCTGGTAAAGCACTTAAAGCTGGATTACCTACAGAGACTGGTGCTCAGTGCATGACAGAGATGAACCCCTCTGTTGGCGGTATCAGCAAAGGCAACTATGCTCCAGTTAACCCATATGGTGTTGGCGTGATGCGTGGATACGGCGCTGCAACTAAAGGGCGCAAGATTAGTGGGAAGATGGGATGACCTACACTGAGTTAGTAACAGCGATTCAAACGTATACAGAAAATACGTTTCCTGCCACTACGTTGGCGGATAGCACAGTTGTGTCTTCAACGACTCAGTTGAATCGCTTTATTACTCAGGCTGAACAGCGTATATACAACTCTGTTCAGTTTCCGTCGTTGCGCAAGAACGTGACGGGTAGCGTGACTACCAGCAATAAGTACTTGTCTTGCCCAGAGGATTTTTTGTCCACTTACTCTTTGGCTGTGATTGACGCTACTGGCAACTACGAGTACTTGCTAAACAAAGATGTGAACTTCATTCGTCAGGCATACCCAAATCCAACTACAGATACAGGTATCCCCAAGTACTACGCGTTGTTTGGCCCGACTGTTAACACCAGCACAATCACAAACGAACTCTCTTTCATTGTGGGACCCACCCCTGACGCGTCCTACTCTGTAGAACTGCACTATTACTATTACCCAGTGTCAATCACTGTTGCCGCTTCTGGTCAGACTTGGCTGGGAGACAACTTTGACACAGTCCTCTTGTATGGTTCACTTGTTGAGGAGACAACTTTGACACAGTCCTCTTGTATGGTTCACTTGTTGAGGCGTACACCTACATGAAGGGCGAAGCTGACGTAATGGGGTTCTACGAACTCAAGTACAAAGAAGCACTCGCACTTGCTAAGCGTTTGGGTGATGGTTTAGAACGTAGCGATGCATATCGTAGTGGACAATACCGCGAAGCCCCGTTGCCACAAAATACTGGGGTTAGATAATGGCGTTCACGGGCAACTGGACATGTAACACGTTTAAGACGGGCTTGATGAACGGCTCGTTTAATTTTACGTCTGGTTCTTTTTATATTGCGTTGTACACCAACACGGCATCTTTAGACGCAACTACAACAGCATATACAACTACGGGCGAAGCGTCTGGGGGTAACTATGTGGCGGGTGGCAGTTTGTTGACCGTATCCCAAGTCCCCACAACAGGCAACCAGACTGGGGCGGCTACCGCGTACATTTCTTTTTCAAACGCCGCATGGACAGGTGCAATCACCGCAAGGGGTGCTTTGATATACAAAGCGGGGGATAACGGAGCAGTTTGCGTGCTAGATTTTGGCGCAGATAAGACCTCTACTAACACATTCACCGTACAATTCCCAGCAGTCACTAATACGTCTGCAATCATCCGACTCTCATAGGAGCACATATGCATAAAGAACAATCCGGTTTTGGCGATAACGCCGTAGCCACACTGCAAGCTAACGCATCAATCCCAGAAGGTATGGGCATTGAAGGCTTCTACAAAGTAGAGTGCCGTGACGCACAGGGTAACCTCAAGTGGGACGAAGAGTTTCCTAACTTGGTCGTAGCGGTTGGTAAAGAGTTGTTGCTGGACACCTTGCTCCGCACATCTGGTACTTACACCACTGTTGGCCCATTCTTAGGTCTGATTAACAACAGCACTACGTTTGCAGCCGCAGACACCATGACTTCTAAGACATGGACTGAGTTGACTACCTACACCGTGGGCGGCTCAGCAGTGCGCGGTACAGCAGTATTTGCAGCGGCTAGTTCATCTGGCACAACCCCATCAAACGTCACTACGTCAACGGCTACGGCTATCACCTACACAATGACAGGTTCTGCTACTGTGTATGGATGCTTCTTGGTGACAGGTACTGGCGCAGTCAGCACAATCTCTAGCACTGCGGGTACTTTGTACTCAGAAGGCAACTTCAGCACTGCCAAGACTGTTACATCTGGTGATACTGTCACGGTAACTTATAGCACGACCGCTACAAGTTGATTCGCATAAAAGGCTACTGTGTTCTACACATATGCGCACTACACCCCTGATAAAAACCTTTTCTATATTGGGAAAGGTAACGGAAGACGTGCGTATATTTTTCACAAAAGAAATAACCACTGGAACAACATAGTAAAAAAGCACGGTAAACCGGAAGTGCAAATTCTGGCGCACTGGAATACCGAAGCCGAAGCCTTTGACCACGAGAAGTTATTGATTTCTTGTTTTAAAGACATGGGGCATACACTATGTAATATGTCTGAAGGTGGAGAAGGCCCGACGGGGTTAA